ATACGGTTAATAAAATAGGCTTTTGTCTGCGCTGCACCGCCGTGAATCTCTACTGATCTGTGCGGACAAGCGGTTGCAAACACCTCCTGATGCAGCATGATCGTGCTTTCGTTTGGTACGATTCCGTATTGCTTACACTTCTCAGCGGCCAACTGCAAAGCTTTTTCTTCGTTTGCTTTAAATACATCCAGATCGCCCATACTCTGGCATGTTTCGATTCCAAGATAATTCAAGTTTCCGCTTGTGTCTCCGCAGTGCCAAGCACAATTTTCGTCATCTTCCGCCTGTAAGATTCCATCGCTGCACACATAATAATGAGCAAATCCATTTTCCAAGTTTGCATTTTGTAAATAATTCCGATAATACGCTGCCGTTGCATTCTGGCTATCTGCACCATTGTGAATAAAAATACCGACAGGATTTTTCCCTCTCCTGCCGGCAATTCCTCTACAGATACTCATTCTTTCTCTTCCTCCTGCTCGTCTGTCTCAAATACTTTTTCCAGTTCCTCTGCGGATACTCTGCCAAATTCGTTCTGTTCACTCATGTTCTCACCTCCTGTCATACAATGAAAGAGAGCCTGTTTCCAAGCTCTCCCACTATTCTAAATCCTATTCATTTTTCCCAATCTGTTTAATTGTCTGATTCACATATGTACTCAGACCAGCCACTAAAATCCCCTGTACGATTGCTGTAAATACCGCCATCGCAATCTCCTGTCCGGTACTGATCGGGCAAGATGCAATCACCCACACTGCACATAACACAATCCCGATTCCGCCCAGAATAAGCGGGATGCACTTATCCTTTACTGTCTGAGACTGTTTCAGTCCAATTCCAATAAAATACAGTACCACTGCTACAACAATCAGTTCCGGTTTTACATAATTCATAATCTGTTCCATCATTCCTCACCTTTCCTTTCCAAATCCTCAATTCTATGATTTGCTACTTTCACTTTTTCCTCTAAAATATATGTTCTTTCTACAATAGAGTTGTGCTTCTCTACCTTCTTTTCTAACTGCTCTATCCGGTACTTTACAAGCTGCGTTCCCCCGAAACTTCCAAGCAAAGTGCCAAGCAGAGATATAATTGCTACTATAACTGTATCTGTCATTTTCTCACTGCCTTCCATTTAATTTATGCATAAAAATAAGACCGTGAGGGTCTTGCTCTTATCTCCATATTCGCTCCTTTAATCAATCATCTGTAATCCACGTGAACGTTGCGTGACGTTCTGTAAATGCGGCATTCTCCACATAAATCTTGATCCCCCCATCTTTTCTTATGCCGTATCTTCCCGTTCCAAATATGTTAGGTCCTGAAACTTCACTATAGGGAGCAAAGAAATCCATAACCGGTCGATATCCTACTGGAATTTTCACTTCGTTGAATGGCCCGTATTCGCCACTTCCCGGAAATTGTGCAATCATTGTGATCTTGCATGTTACCATACATCCTCTTCTTTTCAGCTCCACGCGAATGTTATTAGCGGAGTTTGTACTTGTATATGGACCTTTCACGGTACCGGAATCGTAAGAGATAGATTTTGTAAGCTGCTTAATTGTCTTAATAAGCCATATGCTATCTCCATTTATGTTTGTCACCGAAAAGTCACGCATCTCCTCATCTCCGCGAATAGAGCATACCATAGATCCATTCGCGATATCATCTGCCATGCTACTGCCGCCGGAATAAAATTCTAATCCAGAGTAGTTTAATCGACTCCCCCAGTACCTAGACGCTGTAAACGATCTTACCATGTCAATATTCTCTTTTTTTACAAAAACGGAAATTGTACCGTCACTGCTTTTAGACACGATCTCTCCGGTGTCTACATTTATGTAAAAGTGTCCACCCTTACTCTTAATAAGTCCGGCTGTTACAGTTCCAAGGTTGGCAACGATCGCACTGAGCGTTTGCACGTCCAGATTCTCGACTGCGATATAATGGATCACCCACCTACTTCCATCCCACCGCTTGATCGGCTGACCGGATGCTGTCTGCCATAACTGGCCAACTTTAGGATTTGACGGAGCCGTAGAAGATACAATTATGCCACTTGGTCCCGTTGCTCCTTGTGGTCCTGTCGCACCTTGTTCTCCTTTAATCTTCGCCCACTTATAAGATCCAACACTTGCAGGATCGGACTGATTGTAATCCACGCAAGTACCAATATACGTTCCTACATCTTCTCCGCTGTTTCCGGTAAATGTTTTCCCTCCATCGTTGGAATATTTAATGTGCAGATAGCTTGTCTTGCCGTTTGTACCGTTCGTCCCCGGAATCCCCTGTGTTCCCTGCGGTCCTTGAAGTCCTTGGAAACGTGACCAGGTATATTTCTTTGGATCCGTGCTATCTTCCTGTGTGAAGTCTACGTAAGTACCAATATATGTGTTAGGTATCTCTGTCATCTGGTTAGAGGTGGTTGGATTCGATACTGCGGAATACTTGATGTGAAAATAGGTGCTCTTCCCTTTAATATTGGTTCCGCTTGGTACAGGTCTGCTATCTAAGACAGGTGCTGTCTGCTTATAATTTCCTTCCTGCCATGTATATCCTGTTGGCTTAGGTGTCCAGTTGACCACAAAATCAGTCTTTACAAAATATTTACCGCCACCTCTTAAATATAATACAGGGATTGATCCATAAGTCAGTTGTGTATAGCTGGCAGGCGACACTGAACAGAATGAATACGTGTCTGCATAAATAATACATTCGCCAGAAGTAGTTCCCCACCCAGATCCAATGGAAGCCAGATCTAAATTCACCGAGAATCCGCTATCATGTGTACTCCAGGATGGTTTTGTTCCACTATTTAAAGACACATTAACCAAAATACGATTATAAACACTCGTTGGAAGCTGACTCCCCACAACGGGATACCATTTATTTACATCGTAAGTTTTGGTATCAGATAAGTCTATCGTTGCTGATGATCTCCAGTAGTTTACACCTGCAGCTCCAGTATCTCCTTTTGGACCCTGTATCCCCTGTTCACCCTGGGGACCTTGTACCCCTTGCAGACCGGGAACTCCCTGTGGACCACGTTCCCCCTGTTCGCCTTTGATCTTTGTCCATGTATACTTCGCAGCATCTGTACTATCTGCCTGTGTATAATCTGTATACTGCCCGATATAGAGCTTATTTGTACCATCCGTGGTGGAAAATCCCGTCTTGCCATCTGCGCTGTTTGCATAGGCGATATGTAGATATGGGGTCTTTCCATCAGCTCCCGGCTTTCCGGGTGTTCCAATCGCCCCATCTGCGCCTTTGATCTTACTCCATGCATATTTTGTCGGGTCTGCGCTGTCATTTTGCGTAAAATCAACATACATTCCGATATATTCCCGATTACTGTCGGATACAGAAAAATCTTTAGACCCATCTGCGCTGTTTGCATAAGCAATGTGGGTGTACTGTGTTTTTCCGTCCTTCCCATCTTTTCCCGGGATTCCCTGATCCCCTTTTGGACCCTGTATACCATCCAATCCCGGAGCGCCTTGTGGACCCGGAGGTCCCTGTTCGCCTTGCTCTCCTTTCTCACCTTGCGGACCCTGTTCTCCGTCTTTTCCATCCTCTCCATCCATTACATCTGTAATCGTAACCTCGTAATATCCACGTTTTATCCCATTTTCCATAGCCTCAAACGAGTACACCGCCTTTGTATCCACGTCCGTAGCATTTACCGTAACGCTCTTACCAACATAAAACTCATGCCCATCCTTGCTCCATCGGAATTGTAGCTTGTCTGCCACATCCACGCCGTTATCGTAAGCGTAAGCGGTCAGAGTAGTGCTACCGATGCCATTTTTAAAGATAACGCCGTTGTTTGTTGAGATAGAGCAAGTATAAACCTTATTTTTATTAATAAGGTCTTGCATCCTCTGTAATAAGCTGTCCGAAATTTCCGATGTCAGCTCTTTGTAGTTTGTAAATACCGTCTTTGCAGTTTTGGGATTGGTAAGACTCCTGATCTGTTCTGATACTCTTGCCTGTAGATAAAGGACTGGTGTCCACTCCTGATCCTGCATCCTTACCGTATCCCCGATGTTGGTGTCAAAATATCCGTCCACCTCGTAAGTCACCACCGGTTCAGATGCTGTTTTAAGATCAGACAGAGCCATGCTATAGAGCTTGTCCTTGCTGTCTGTATCGTACTCTTTACGCATCAGGATATAAGCATCAGCCTTATTTACGATGTTGGATGGGAACCGGTCCCTTGCCTGCGGTGCGCGGATGATCGCACCGTCTGTAAAGTACTCGATATTGCCGTTTTCATCGTATTCTTTCTTGTCAAGACCATTGATTGTCAGACCGTCCTTTCCGGTCGGCTGGATGCAGGTGTAAAGCTTCTCGGCATCTGTGGTTTTTCGAATTCCGGTAATTCCTTTCCCGTACCGCAGTACAATGTCATTCCGGTATTCTCCGACTCCGCTGTCTGTATCGGAGTGTTTCCGATATACATTTAGGACAATCTCTTTTAAAGAGTAGTCTCTGTTCAGTACTGTCTCAAATTCGATCTCCGCAGAAAAGACATTAGCCAGGGAGAATAATCTCTTTAATACGGACGTTGTACCTGTCCATTCGTTGGTGATCCGTTTGTCCGACACCTCATTGAGTCCCAATTTAAGCGTTCTCTCAGCATCAAAGACGGCGAGGTACTCTTCAAAACTCATGGCTTTTCCAGCTTTGTATTCTCCAGCATCCTCGTTAATAAGCTCAAACGACAGTGACCATGCCGTAGCAGTAATCGTCTGTTCCGTTTTATCGGTATTTACAATGTTTAAGTAGTATGATTTCCCCTTGCAAGTAAATGCCACCTTATTCCCAGCTTTGATATGCTGTGCGTCTGGATGCTTTGCATTTACCGTAAAAGTGTAAGCATTCGCCGTACCCTGTAAGTATTCGTGTAGCTTATCATTCCAGTAGTGCATGGACTTTTTATGCCCGTTGTCCATGTACGCTACTGGCGTGTTATTTGTGCTTAGAATCGCAATTCTGATGTTATCCATTACAAATATACCTCCCGTATTTTTGCTTTAATATGCGGCGGTGGAGATGAAAAGGAAGAATAGCAGAACTGGACTTCCGTTGTCCCCGGTGGAACTTTTGGATAATTGGATCCATTAATCTCATCTCCTTTTGCCGGCATCCCGTTTACATAGACCTTTGTACTCTCTCCGTCTATAGACACCACATCTCCGGCACGATACCGGTTCGGCACATCCTTATACTTATCGACATTGTCCTTTCTGAATCGGATGCTTTTTAAATAATTGTGCGTAACGTACTGGTTTGTGAGGTTTCTGTCTCCCCACTGCCCGATCCAGACCTGTATCTTCTCACACGCCATGTCCTTAATTTCCGGGATAGTAAAGTAATAATACTGACCGTACCAAAAAATCCGTAGCCGGTCACCCTCTTTTAAGAAATCATTATGCCCGCCACCCATCTTTAAATTAAATGGGTTTCCCTCATAAGCTGTCGGCTGGAAATCCAGTGTCTTGATCTTCTTGTTTTGTGGTGCGAACCAGTCCACATGTGCCGTATTACCAACAGAATCGCTTTTATTTATGGACATAGAGCAGATCACTTCATTTTTCCCTGTAAGAAACGCAATAGTCTGTGCTCCCGTCTCTCCCATCAATCCAGTCTCGAACCAGTGCTGCGTGTAACAGTAAAAGTTTTTCGCTCCACGTCTGCCCTCGCTGTCAACCGGGATAGTAAGTGTTCTCATTCCGCCGTTCCAGTACCCGGATGTTGCCTGTCCACCTTTTAATGCCATGACGTTATATCCGGCAACATTCTTGACTTCGAGTGTTCCCTGTGTGGTATTTTCTGGATTCTGATAAGAGGTGCCGCGATCGTCCTGAAACAAGCTATAACCGTTAAACAGTTCTTCAGATGCTTCGTAGTTCTCTCCGTCCGCTTCTTCCTGTTTGCCGAGCTGTATGACTCCATACTGGCTGACCAGTCCGATAAAGCCGTTTTCATGCTTGTGGGTAATCTCGTAGTCCACATCCGCCCATTCGGTGCCGTTGTTTTGGATGGTGATGGTCTGGTAGCCGTCTTCTTGTACTCCGTCAAAGGTGAATTCTGCGGTTGAGTACGCTACTCCGTCTGGAATGAGCCATGTGATTGATCCGCTACTGTACATATCATCCTCTCCCAGCACCGGTTCCCCATCCACGATTGCTTCATAGTAAATGCTTGGTTCGTCGGAAAAAATCAGTCTCTTTGGTTCTTTACTATACAGAATCTCTGCCATCCTCCGGCGGAACTCGCTTAATTCCCTTGCTGTAGAGTTCGCAATCTGAAACTCCATCACGATCTGCTTTGGAGAGTA